CCTGATTTAGTAGACGCTGAGATCCTTGCACAAATGATGCAAGTTGACGGACGTACAAAAATGTCAGAAAAGTACATGCTTCAACAAGAAACACTACAAGAGTATAAAAACTTTGACTGGGGACTTATAGCAAAAAATCAATGGTTCCGTGAGATTGTTGAACACGAAGTCTTTAGACAAAAAATTTACACAAAGTTTTTTGATGTTGAAGAACAAGAAGTGGTTGTCGATATTGGTGCAAGTGTAGGGCCATTTCTTGAAACAATCAAAGATAAAAATCCTACTGCATTTGCTATCGAACCTCACCCAGAATTGTTTGAAACCTTAAAGAAAAATACAAAAGACATGATGCGTATCACACATATATGTAAAGCCATTGGGGACAACAACGGCGAAACAACTGTGAACACATTGTTTGATCCAGATGTTATTAACACTGGAGAAAGTGAAGTATATCATACATTGCAAACAGTAAAATGGTCGTCTTTGTTAAAACAGTATCGTATCAAGCAAATAGATTTTCTTAAAATGGATTGCGAAGGCGGCGAGTATGATATCTTCAATGATGACAACATGCAATGGATAAAAGACAACGTTAAGAAAATTGTAGGTGAATGGCATCTTGCTACTCCTGAACAACAAGCAAAGTTCAGACACTTCCGTGACACATATCTTAGATATTTTGACAACTTTGAAGTTTACAGTTTTGACGAAGTAAACATCAAGCATGACCTATGGACAGACTGGTTTATTGATCATTACAACGAGATAACAATTTATATTGATAATCGTGTACCTTCGACACCAGTTGAAATTATCGCACGACAAAGCAATGTTATCTATGCTCCTAAGAAAATTGTGCCTAGTCCTTGGAAAAACAGTATTGCGCCTACTATGGAATTCACAACCTGTGTACCCAAAAAAGGTTGTGTAGTTGATTGTGTTTTCTGTCCTCAACAGACACTACTAAGTGTGTACCAAGGCGAGAAAAACTTAAGCCTTGATAACTTCAAACGCATTGTAGATAAGATACCACAAGAGGTACGCATAACTTTTGCTGGCTTTACTGAGCCATGGCTTAACAAGCAATGCACTGATATGTTATTGTACGCACATGACACAGGACATCCAGTAAGTGCTTTTACCACGGTGGTCGGAATGACCATTGAGGATATTGAACGCATTAAGCATGTTCCGTTTGCAGGAGCACCCAATGGTGGTTTTACTGTACACTTGCCTGATCAAGAGCGCAAAGCCAAGCATCCTATTGCTGGGAAATTTATTGAAACTGTGGAATACATGCACAAGGTACAGCATGAGATACAAAACTTTAGCGTAATGTGTATGGGTACGGTGCATGAAAGTGTTAGTCATCTTTGGCCAACTGCTCCTGTGTATGATATGTGGAGTAGAGCAGGTAATTTGATTGGCGAAGCAGCACTTAAACCAGAAGTAAACAAGTATCAATTTAAGAGCATTGACCATGGCAATCAACCAATGACTTGTGGTTGCGACGAAAGATTATACCATAATGTTTGCTTGCCCAATGGCGATGTTGTTTTGTGTTGTATGGATTACAAACTTGAACATATCACTGGCAACATTCTTGAAAGTTCTTATGAAGATGTTATTCCTGCACCATACAGTTGTTACGAAATGTGTAACAAATGTGAAAATGCTGTTAGTATAACAGATCCATTCATTAAGTCCGAGATGGCCAGTATTGGATTATGATCTATAGTAGAAGCCTAGCAGTCAACGATAACTTGCAACCTAATAAAAGGGCATTTGTTGTTGACAATTTTTACAAAGATCCAATGGCAGTGCGTGAATTTGCACTGTCACAAAACTTTGTTGAAAACGAATACTACATTGGACGTCGTACTGAGACTCAGTTTTTGATACCGGGTATAAAAGAAGCATTTGAAAGCATAATTGGCAGACATATCACCGAGTGGGAATCCCATGGCATGAATGGACGATTTCAATGGAACAAAGCTGGTGATCCACTAGTGTGGCACAGCGACGGACAACGTTGGGCTGGAATGATTTACTTAACACCAAATGCTCCTGAATGGTCAGGCACTAACACCTATGTACATCGAGCCAGTAAAAAACATCATACAAGTTTGGTTGACAATCTTGGTGAAATTTACAATCAAAAAACTTTTCTTGATCCTGCACCTTACGATGAATTAGATAGATTTGGAAATTTATTTAATCGTCTTGTAATTTTTGATGGACAATGTATTCATGCTGCTGGTGGATACTTTGGGTGGGACGCTGAGACCGCTAGGTTATGGCACATGTTCTTTTTTGATGCTGAAGATTAGTAATTGTCTTGTATGATGCTAATTTTTTGCATTACTTCGTCAAACTGTAGTGTGTTCCATAATCCTGGATGCATTGGTTTAGGCCACACACCACTTGCTATCCAACTAAATCCGTGGTGTTCTTCGTTGAGTATAGGAATGAACTCGTCGGTGACCACGCAGAAAAAAGTGTGGTAGCAAAACTTGTTGTCTGGACTTGTAAACTTTTCAATAGGTACAAGTTTTATATGTTCAGGAAAAAAGCCAAGTTCTTCACTGCATTCACGATGTATGGTGTCTATTAAAGTTTCAGAACCTTCTTTTTTACCACCAGGTAGTCCCCAAGTGTTTGGGTTTTTAGAATCGTTGCGCATTAAAAATAAGTATCTGTCAGTTTTGGCACTGTAAAACCAAATACCTACAGCATCGATCACGGAACAAAACTCCATTCGCCGCCTGGATATAAACCTTCGTAGCTCTTAAGCCACTCACCACCTGCCCATCGGTATTGTATGCCTGTGGTTGCATTTGTTACATATTGTACATTACTTAGGTTACTACTGTCAAATACAACATTCCATCTGCCTACAGTAGCATCATATTCCACAATGTCATTTGCTTGTGCAACCAATGGTGTGCCTGGCTGATCACCGTTGTCAGTGCCTCGCCATGCTTCTGCATTTCCATCATCAACACTACCTGTTGCTTCAACAAACAAATAACGTTGCCCTGCCGCGGCTGCTGGTAAGCCAGCACCTGGTCCTTTACGCAACGGGTTAACAATAGCAGTTACAGCCGCTAGTGTGTTGCTGGGAATAGTGTCTTCGTCAACAGTGAACAATAGGAATCTATCGTCATCAGGATGATAAGCAACCGTACCAACTATTTCATTTGTTTCATCATATGGGTTGATCAAGCGTATTTGGCTAATGCCATTTCGCAACTCACCGTACAAATCAATCACTGCATGCCACATCAAATTACTTGGTGGACTTTGCGGTACTTCTACTCCATCTAACCCTGCAACAACAGCCTGTTGCTCCAATGCCTGTAACTGATTACCAATCAGTAGCACTTGATAATTGTAAGGAGTCATTTTTTGGCGTGTACCTAACAGTAAATCGTTATTGAGAATTGCTTCATTGTAGTCGCCTTCGGCATCATACATGCTAGCAATAATCTTTTGAATTACTCCTAGTTTCTTAACTTTTGCCGGACTTGAAATCCAAATTGGCATACTAAATGATAATGTTGCAATATCAATTGGATCTTCTGTGCCTTGTGGAATATTTCTGCTACTCCATGACGTGCGATCTAGATATACAACACTCAGACTGGTCCAATCTAAAAAGTTGTCAGTGCTTTGTATTTCTAAACTTGGATTGAACAGCGTTAGAATCTGTTCAAGCAGTTGCAGTTTTTGATTGGTGTTACTTGTCCAAATGTCCAACTGTATTTCAAGTTGATAAGGTGCTGGCATTAAGCGTTCGATTGTAAAAGCATTTGCTTGCGTTGTATCATATGTGCCAGCAGCATCATCCCAAACTCGTTGTCTAATACTCTTTTGTTCAACAAAGTATGGTTCTTGCATACGTGGACGATCATAGTTTAGACCTGTAACGTGAAAGGTCATTAATGGTGTAGCAGGTAAACTGTTTGCACTGTTTTGTTGTAAAATGGTTTGTGCTTGACGTGTAGCATCTCCATAACGAATTGGAACACGGTATAAACCTAGTACACCTTCATCATCTCTGCCATACTGAACTTCAAAGCCACTAAAGATTCTTGTAAATTGTAGTAAGAATCGACGTATCTGTTCATCATAAAAAAACTGTTGCATTAATTGTCAGCCTCTGGTTTGAGTAGTTTGCTAAGACTCTGTCTGCTTGGTATGTCTCCGCGATCCTCTGTCGGCACTTCTGCTGTATTATTGACAAATCCACTGCGTAGTGTTTTGTTTGTTGCTCCAGGAGTTGGAGTATTTCTCACATCATCTTCAATCTTGATCCATCTTACTCCATCATAGCGGAATAATCTGTTTGGAAAATAATCCAATCTCAATGCGTAGTCTCCGATTGCAGGATTTACTGGAAAACTAATACCAGGCGTAACAGGAAGCCCATTCGGCCCATACTGAGTACCTGTTAGATACCCATTCAGATAGCCAAAGTCCTGCGGAGTATTAGGCTGTTGATCAGCATCAATGTTACCAGTGTCTACAGTAATACCAGTCTGACTTGCGTTATAACCAGCAGGATCACCAGGAGATCCATCTGGATTTGTGTTAACTAGATAAAACTCAGTGTTATCATATCCACTGTATGGCACAACGTTTTCAGCTTGTGTTAAGATTGCATCATTCAGCTCTCGATCTTTTGTAACCGTACCAAATGTAGCAAGTTCGCTAAGTGGTGTGTAAACATTCCAGTAAGTTGTATTTGTTATTTCAGTGCCAACAGGAACGTCTGCAATAGCAATGTAATAGGAAGCACCGTCGAGCACTATGCTTCCACGTGGATAGTAGTTTCCATTGTCCCAAATATTGTCTGTAGCAAAAGGCTTGTCAAGGATGTCATTGTATTCTTGTGCGGCAACCATTGGAGTTGCTTTTACACGCCATAGATGTGGTAGCCAAGTTTGACTAAAGCCTTCACTGGCAAAAGCTGCATCTTGAATAACATAATACTTTGGTATAGCCTTGGGGATACTGCTATCTAACGGATGAAAATCTTTTAGATTTGGCAGTTCAAGAACATCACCGCTCATGAGTTTACGACCTATAGTATCAATCATGTTGTTGTAATGAAAAGTTATAAACAGTGTGTCGTTTTGTAGAAACAATCCAAACTGTGTTAAGTCAAAGTCAATATCCTGTATGCTATAAACACCACGCATTTGATAGATATCATCATCGTATGCACGGTTGCGGTTTTCAAGTAGGAACAAATCTTCAATAAAAAGCGGGTTTTCACTGCTGTATGCTGGTTGTGTTGCGTCTTGGGTACCGTTGTACTCTACACTTGAACTATCGTCGCCGTGAGGTTTTGGGCCAAGATACTTGTGTATATAGAGATCTACACCGCCTACTTGATACATTTCGGCAATGGTGCGATCTATAAATTTGTAATCATTACGCCTTTGGGGGCTGTACAGTGACAAACGCGGCATCAGCTAATCCTTTAGCTGTATTTACCGCTTTGTCGACCTATGCGTATATGCTTTTGCGTACCCTGCGTACTAGTAGTACAAACCCAATACCTGCACAACCTGTTGCAAGTAAGAATGCAGGATGTGGAACGTTGTGGAAGAATCTAAATGCTACAAGTAGCACAAACTGAAACCAACACAGCATCATAACTGCGTCTAAGAATGCTTCTTTCATACACGCACCATCTTCAGTACCGTGTCTGGGCGACGACGGTTCTGATACTCATATGCTTCCTGCTTGTCGACGGTGTTGAATACAACATTACCGTCCTTGTCAACCAACCAAAAACGGATCATGCCGCTACCTCCAAGTCATCATACGCTTCGACAAACTGCTCTTCAGGAGCACAGTCATTGAGCTCCGCCAAGCGAGGCTCAATGTACTTCTGCATGCTGTAAGGAAGACGCAGTACGAAACAAACGTACCCAGCGTCATACTCGCCACGGAATTCGTCCAGCATGTAACGAATTGCGCTATCACGGTCACAACCGCAAATGTCACGCACACGGCGGATATTTGCACGGAACTCTATGATAGCCTCAGCATCACAGCGGCGCTCATGAGCTTCTTGCTCAATAGCAGCCTCATCGAGACGGACCGCCTCTGCTTCAAGCTCCGCATAGCTCATAGCATCGAAGTCGTAAAAACGACCTTTAACGCCATAAGCATCCTTGTGACGATAATAAATGTAGTCACAAAGTTGTTCGCGAGTTGGGATAATTGCTTTGGTATTCATAACGTCTAGCTCC